CAGCAGAAACATATGCTAATGACCCTGTGCCTTGAGTTGTTGGTGCTCCAGTTGTGGAAGCAACAAGAACATCATCAGCATATAATTTTGCATTACCAGACCCATCTGAAGTAATTCTAAAATCAACACTTACTGAATTAGCCTGCGTTATAATTTTTGTAGAATTAACAATAGTTAATGTAGTGCCATCGTGAACGCATAATTGGTAATAAGTAGTTCCACCAATAAACCTTAATCCAATACCCCTGTTTGTTAAATCACCAGTAAAAACATTTCCTTTTCCAATTAATACTCTACCAATTGTATTAGAGTCACTAGCAACATTAGCAACAACTACTTTAAATGAAATAGAAACTGCTTTAGCCCAATTAAAAGAACCATTTCCTATATTAATATTTTTCTGAGTGGTTGCTGCAAACAAATTATGAACAGCGTATCCTGCTACTTGTGTTGAACTACCTATACACCTTTTTCCTCCACCATAAGGAGAATCAGCAAAAAATTGTGCTCCATTTGTAACGGCTGTCCAAAATGTGCCGTAAGTTGGCATAATTTCAAACTTGGTAACTCGTCCTTGACTCCATTTTAAATCATCTGGGGTTACGACAGTAGTTGTGCTAGTGCCAGTAATTGTTTCAGCGTTAGTAGCATAAGCCACCCCAAGATTAGTCCTAGCCGTAGGAGCAGAAGCCAAGTCGCTCAAGTTGCTCGCAATCTTCAGAGCAAGCGGGTCGGACTCAACTGTAATCCCTACATTGTCTGGCTGTGTAATAGAGATACTCATTAGGCAGTAGCGTAAGCGATGTGGACTGGGGTAGCGGCGGCAGAGGCACTCATCCGTACAACCCCTAGGTAGTTATCAATGGTAAGGCTTCCAAGCGGGGCAACATAGATGCCAGCAGACCCAGAACCAGCAAGAATAACCTCGATGCTGGCGGTAGTGGATTGGTTCTGGATAATGACAACAGTACGCCTTTCTGGGGTAGTAGCGGCGGCAAGTGTAGTACCAACAGAAGTCCCGACAGTATAATCTGTGTGAATAAACGAACGGATGAATGGGGATGAGATTTGAATATTAGCCATTGTATATATTAGTAAGTTTTAATCATATTAATCCTACCGAACTGGGATTCTTGACGCAGGAACTTATCGTATTCCAATTCAAGAACTTCCTTAGCCTTGGCTTCAATGGTAGCCGCCTCTTGAATTTGTCCTTCTGAGACAAACCAATTAGCCGCTGAAGCCCAAGACATAAACGATGCAAAGATATAAGGAATCTCCACCTTCGTCCAGTATGCAGGATGAGTATTAGGGTTTTGACCTGCTGTAGTAGATGCTACTGTGCAGGTATAGAAATTGCCAGAATGGGGTTTACCCAGTACTGGAGTATAAGAGCCAGTTCCAGAGCCAGAATCAAAGTACACCTGCACTCCTTGATAATAAACTACTGAAGGACTATATAGGTCACCTGTTATGGCAGGGCATTGCTTGCGGTACAGATACCAACCACTTGTGATAGAAGAGTTAATGACTACATTCTTAGCCGTACCATTGTCATAAATTTGGTAGTTAATCTGAATTGCTCTAGTAGTTTCCTGTGGATTCTTGCTGTACACCGACAAGATTTCGCCAGCATCAGCCGCAACTGCAAAGGACACCACATTATTGGCATCCGTAGTTGTCGTAAATGCAACTAGCCGACAGATATCATTCCAGTTGTTTGCTTCCCAAGCCTCACGCATACGGGCAGAACTGAAATCACGGAACTGAGCGAATGTCTGGTCTGTGATGTTCTGGCGGTCATTTCCAGAATACTGGAGAGCGTCAAAGAGTACTTGGCTGTAATTAACTAGTCTCATTTTATGAGATAACCGCTACCTGTGAAAATTGCACCATTAACAACTGTGCGTTTAGCATAATTGGTAACAGCGGTTTCTGGATTGTCCCGAAGGAACTCGTCTAGGAAGGCATTGTCCTCCCAGCATTCATATCCAAGCCTATGACCCCAGTAGTGCCACGCTTGAGTAGGTATTTGTGCCTTTAATCTACCGAGACCTTCAATATTGCTTGCCTCGTTAGAATGGCGAAAAACAGCGGATTGCTTCGCTGTGGCTTTCATTTTGACTTCTTCCGACCTCCAGCCATTGATGAGTTCCCTCTCCACCCTATTTCTAAGGTGGGAGGGGATTACATCAGCCAGATTTTGGATAAAGTCTGACACTTCGGTTAATTAAGCCGTGAAGTCAAACACACCGAACGCCAGAGGGTTGTAGATACAGAGACCTGCAACCGCTTCAATCATTCGGGCTTCGCCACCACCAGCATTAGGCAGAGCCGTAACGCCAGCGACATTTCCACCATAACGCACTTCAACTTGGTCGAAGGGAATGATGTAACCAGCGAAGGTCGAGCCAATGCCAGAGGTAGCCTTCAGATAATGCGAAGGGTGGAGTCTCAACTTACCGAAGTCACCCTCGAAGATATCGACAGAACTGATGTACGAGGTCGAATCAGACTCACGATTCAGAGTACGAACAGCATTCTGTGTGAATGTGTTAGTAGAAGCGTTAGTCGTAGACGAAGATGTGAACACCAAGTTAGTAAACGCTCTCTTAAGAGCAGTACCAACCAGAGCGTCATAATCCTTGAACTGACCAGTCTGTGAGTAGATACCTGTGAGCATATCCTGCACAACAGTTTCGCTCAGAGCCGCAGTACCAACTGTAGAACGATTGGCAGAAGGAGTCTGGAACGAGCCGTGGATAGGAAGGGTAGTGTCCTGCGAAGCATTGACAGTAGACCAAAGACCAGTCGAGAACGACACAGAACCAGTACCAGCGGCTTGCAACCACTTGTGCAGACCACGGGTGAGGTAAGGCGTAGAACCACCAGCATCGGCTTGAGCACCATTGTTGGAGCACAAAGTGACTTCCATATCACGCTTGATGGCTTGGATGCCCTTAGCGACATTATTAGCGAGTTCATCACGAACACCAGCGACAGTCGTGATATCCTGCGTAAGCGGGGACACACGAACAGAGCGTCTGAAGATTTGGATGTAGTTGCTGAGTTCTGTACGATACTGCTTGGAAGCGTCAGCGTCCTTAGTGTAGTTGTCGTAAGTGCTCACATCTGTGCCATCGACAGTACCTGTGCTCTTAGGAAGAGGAAGGCTGTCTGCTTGCCATCTGAAAAGAGTATTTCCAGGTTTTGAGCCTTTCTTCGCCATCGAAGTGAAGGGTGTGTCTTTCGCATCAATCATCGAAATGAGGTCAGCGAGTTCTTCTCTTTTACCAGACGAGAAGGAGGGTTCTGTTAGATTTGCCATATTGTTATATAGGTTTTAGGGGGATTTAATGATTACAGGAATCGGGTAGCGATTATAGAACTAAGGTCATCTCTTGAATTAGATACAGAAAAACGCTTCTGGGCTTGCTGTGCTTTTGCATCTCTTTGTGGAGTGCTTGCTGGCATTGAGGAAGGTCTAGGTTGAGATGGGGCTTTGTTGACTGTACCAGAATTTTTGTTCTTGGACTCACGGGCTTTAACACCATTGAGATAGTCACCTACCACCATCTTATAGTCTGGGAATCGTTGAATTTCGGGAAAGGCTTTTAAGAAAGTTTCGGCAATCTGCCGTTCTCTTGCCGCTTTATCTTTCCACCAAGGGTATTCCTTGACTGCAACTTGCTCCATTTGATTGAAGTTTTGCAGGTATTGTGCTCGTTTTGGGAGGTGGTCTTCCATCGCATCAAGAGCCTTGATTTTGATGTTTCGCACTTCTTCTGCTGAGTACTCTACTTCATTTCCATCTTTTCCAGTTACTACTGCACCATCGGGGTTCATTTCGCACCAGCGTCTGATTTGCTTGGCTTGGTCTACCTCACGGCTGACCTCCTCTAGCGTAGACAGATTGGAGTACGGGTTGTCCTTAGTTGGAATCTGTGCTGGCTTTACAGCCTCTTGCGACAGTCTTTCCACTTCAGAACGGAGTCGTTCTACTTCTGCTTCAGCCTCCCTGCGTTTAGCAGAGAGTTTATCGATGCGTTTTTTAACACCTTTGGGCAAACCCCGTTCAATTTCATCATCTTCAGACTTGGTTTCTTCGGTTTCCTCGGAGTCTGTAGACTGTTCTTGTTCGGTTGCTGTATCGGTTTCTTGAGAAAGAACCTCACTATTCTCGGAAGTCGCTTGACCTTCCGCTTCAGTATTGTCCTCAGAGACTGAAGGCTCACTATTTTCCTTACCGCCTAGGAAGGACTCGTTGACAATATCAGCGAGTTTATCGATATCAAAGGGTGCGGAAGCCTTTGTGTTTTTCGTGGGGTTATTTGATTCCGTCCCAAGGTCGGATGATTCTGTTGTATTCATTAGATAAGGTCTAAAGTCCTATTTTTAAGGCAGTATTTTTTGATAGTTACAGAACTATTGCTGGTCAGTTATGACCTAAAGTTGTTTGATGCAAGTACTTCTTGTTGAAGATACCATTTTCTTATGTAATATCTTCTTCTAGAGGTCTTCCTTGGTCTTTGAGGACATCGTTTCTAGTATTAATGATAATCTCTTTGAAAGCACTAAGGGCATCAGCCCGTCCACAATACCACACTCTGTCTTCCCCTTTTACATCAATAGAGATAGCCTTAGCCGTCTCTGCCTCAATGGAAGCGTCAAGTAAGAGATTAATAGCCTTCCAGAGTTCGTTGTTCTTATCAAAAGAGAATCCAACCAAGATTTGAGTAGGGTAACTCATTGTTGAGGTTGCTGGTCTTGCTGTTGGTTGGCTTTGTCAACCTGCTGTTGCATTTGATTGCCAGCCTGTTGTCCTACAGGAGTTACGCCAGTACGACCAATTTGTTTGTTCTGCTGTTGGCTTACGCTCATCTGAAGATTCTTGATGGAATTCTCAATCAATGCTCTGAAATGAGGGTCTTGTTGCATCATCTGTTGAGCCTTTGGATTCTTGCTCATAATGTCTTGCATATACTGCAACTTGGTAGGTGCGGCTGGGTCGTTTTCAACATACTGAGCCTCATTGCCCAACATCATAAGTCCGATGTCAGACTGGATGTCCTTATAAAGCATTTGCGAAGCAGATGCCGTGTTGATAATGAGTTCCTTAGCCTTGTCTGGGTCAATAGCCTCAATAGCCGCTTTAACTAACTTGTTTTTGTCAATTACGCCTCCGTTATCCAACGGAAGGATGAACTGAGTAATAGCCTTAAGTTTTTCGATGACAAAATTAGTATCGAGTTCACGCACATCGTACTTGACTTGAAAGTCGTACATATTGCTCACGCTAGACATATTCTGTGCTAACGCAGAACCAGTAATTGCCTCAATTTCTTCAGCATCCATATACTGTAACATCAAAGAGAATGTCATAGCAAAAGCCTCGCTCCAAACATCAAGCCAGTTGTTAATTACGAACTGCTGAGTTGTCTGCGTCTTCTGAGGCATAATGTTCGGATGCGGAAGTCCAAAGTAAGATGCGTGATTGAGTTCAACTCGGTCAATCAAGTTAAACGCTGTGCCTGTTTCCCCAGTAGGAGTAGGCATAAATCTGTAGTCATCTGGGCTTGTAACTGGAAGATGAATTCCTGGGGCAATTTTATTTATACCACCAAGTCTTTTCTTAACAAGAATGGGCGGCATCGTGGTAAATGCTGTGCGGTCACGAATTGCATCGTGCTGTGCCTTGATTTCTTCTTGGTCAGTAATTGCGAGTTCTGGAACACCACGGGATTCCATAATAGCCCTGCGTGTGCGTTCTCTGCGGTAAATAACAAACGGATATTTGTTGTGAGCGTATCCAAGGAGTCCGTGTGATGCATATTCTTCGCTTCCTGCCTGTGGACAGAAGATAGTTTGGTAGATGCCCTGCACTCCATCTTTGTCGATGTTCCTGCTGTATGCATATACTAACTCAATAAGGTTATCGTTTCTGCTTACTTGAAAATTAATCAAAGCGGCGGCTGGCAGAAGATTAGGGTCATTAAATTGACTGTGTTTACCAGCAACATTAACAGCCTGTTCAACAAATGTATCAGACCAATTTTCGTGAGCCGCCATAGAACGAACTTCAACTTCAGTAACAAATGTGCGTCTGAAAATTACACGGGCTTTTTGGATATCAATAGTTTCTGGAGGGAAACTGATTTCATCGTAAGGTTTAAGTGCCACAAGCAACGGCTGATTCTTAGCAACAAAGGGTTCTGGAATTTCGCACACTCCAGTTTCACGGAGTTGTTTAATTGCCTTTTTTACTTCCTTTGGGTCAACCGACTTAAGATACTGACAAATTAAATCTACTGCGTATTCTTCTTGATTAGGGTCTTGAATTGCAGGAAGCAAGTCCTTGATGGAAGCCTCTGGATTAGCCTGTACAGCCTGTTGAACAATTTGTGCGAGTTCATCTAGGCGAATTTTTTGGAATCTAAGACCCATCTCCTGTTCCCAGATTACATTCAATGCAGACCATCCGTATTGCTGTGTGTATTGAGCAAGTAACTCCGCTTCTTTTCTTAACTCAGAACGCAGTCTAGACTCAAGAAGCCAAGACATCAGAACATTTGCTACGGAAGCAGACTCAGAATCGCTGAACTCCGTACCCTTGACCTTAATCTGGCATCGGTCAAATGTCGTAACGCACATCGACACTAGGTCGTTAATTGTTCGGTCAACCAATCGGCAACGAACATCGGATGCACCCTCAAATGGGAACGCTGGATTGCCATCTTCTAAATTCTCGCTGTGCTTCTTACCATCTCTTGTTTGACCACTCCATCTAGCAAGACGGATGTCATCATTATCAGCGATGTTAGCAACATTGCCGCCATTTTGTGTAGAACGCTGGTATTCCTTATACAAATAAGGGATATTTGGTGTGTCTGTAGCAAACACAAAGCCGTCTGCGTTATTTTTGTAAGATTTCATTTAAAATTTTGATTAAATCGTCTCTGAAGTACCGCTTATGACCGCCACGGGTCGTAAATGTTCGTACTTGACCAGTCCTTGATAGGGTTGCAAGTTTTTTTCGTCCAAAACCTGTAAAGGCACTCGCTTTCTGACGAGACAAGAGCGTTGGGAAGTAAATTTCCATTAATAACTTCCTCCACCCCATCCCGACATTGCTGAGTTTCCTTGAAATGTTGGGGTCATTGTCATCAAATAACGAAGACAGTCTATTGGGTCTTTGGTAGCACCCTTGTCTCCATCCTGTCCAGTCCACTCCTTTAAGCAGTAAATTAAGTTCTCGCATTGGTCACTAATATAAAGTTTTGGTTTGTTTAATGGGCTTAGTTCTTGGTTCATATCATACGCAAATCCGTCATTAATCATTGCTACGCCTTGTTCAATTCTTATGCCAGCCGCAGGTTGAAAATGCATAGGCACTTCTCCATCGTCAAGCATTTCTATAAGAGTTGTACCGCCCTCTTCGGTTACAGCCTTGCTACCACCAGCCCTAGGGTCGATGTAGCGTTCCCAGATTTCTTCGCCATCTTCTAAGTTTAGTATTAATTGCTTGTATTCGCTGAGGCTTCTTCCAGCCCCACTACGCTGTGCAGTCCCAGCCTTACCATCTGGCTCTGCCGCTGGCAACGCCCACTCGCCTTCTGAACTGTCTGGGAATTCTCTATACACATACATATTGTTTTCCTTATCAACCCTAAGCCAGAGCATAAACCAGTTCCTAGCCCCAGCGGGGTCAACGACCATATAGTTCGTACCACTCTCGGGGATGTCAGAATGTTTAACGATATTCAATTCTGGACTAAACCTAGGAAACTGACTGCCGCTGATGTTGTCAGCCCAGCCGTAGGCACGAATCTTTATCTCGTATGGTTTCTTACCAGAGAGCGTCTTTTTTAACTGGTCAAAAGGATTATATGGGTTGAGTTGGCTATGAAACCACATCACAGCCGCTGGGCGGGTGTATGATTGAGCCTTAAATGGCATCGTCCCCCTAGGGCAACCTTGGACATTGATGTTATCTGGCAATAAAGGCGATATTTTGTGCTCAAGTATCTTTGCACCGCTAACATACTCTTTGACAACAGAACTATAGCCAGTTATCGGGGTAAATGTAACTACGAGTTTACCAGAGCGTGTGACTGCTCGGTAGCGTAGTGTTTCAACCCAGTCCAACGGCACTAACTCATCGCACCAGATGAAGTCCACCTCACCACCCTCAATGACATCACGCTTTTGAGCATAATTCATAAAAAAGCATTGGCTTTTGTTCGGAAGAATGAAGGTGTTGTCGGAGAAGCCGTTTTTCTGAGTGTACTGTACATTCTGTATTTTATTTTTGCGTAGTTCCTTGAACTCAGATGGTAGGTACTTGAAGATAACATTCTGTTGCATCTGGATGCTCGACTGGTTCGTAGTGTGCAGACACCACACCCTAGCGTCTTTGATGTTAATCAAGGTCTGGACTACCCGCTTTGCCGCCCACTCAGTCTTAGACGCACGATTGCCCCCTAGAATAAGAACTTCGTTATTACTCTTGAGTAGTTCGTCTGCCTCCTTCCAATGTGGAAGGTCGAACCCGTGGCGGTAGGGGTCTAACTTTTCCGCTAGGATTTTATCCTCACGGAGAGTCAAAATTTCTGCGGCTCGCTCTGAGCCTACCTTTTCTGCAAGCCGTCTGATATCCTCCGTGGTAGGAGTGATAAGTATAGGATGAGGTGTAGGCTCGAAAGCCATATCAGTTCGTAGAATTCGATATCGTCTTCATCTTCAATATCGTTAGGGTCAGCCATCTAAGCATCATTAAAATTTTTTTATTTTAGTACTTTCCGTTGAACCTCGGATGTCGCACGACCACCCATCGTGCTCCGTCCCAGCGGACATCAACGGGCATACCGATGCCGAACTTACGGGATTCACGGCAGAGGACATTGTGTTGAGAGCCATCAATGATGACACCAAGTACACGGGGGTTCTTGAATTTAGAATACACAGTACCACGCTTTCTTTCTGGGGGAGATACTTTCTCTTCCAGTTTGAATCCTAGGTTCTCACGGAGGAGGGCAACGCCTTCGTCTGTCCATCTGACCTCCCAGAGCGTCTCTGGCTTGCGGGACGGCACTTTCTCCCAATGCAGTCCGTTCGTGTACGATGAAGAGCCGATTCCGCAACGCAGTTCCTTGATTATGTCTCTGGAGAGTCCTAGGGCGATGCTGAGTTCCTTTTCCTTCATAATCGATGTATCGTGTTTTATGTGTAGATTGTCAAGCAATATATACTATAGGGGCGGGGGGAATCGAACCCACCGACTTAAGCCTTATAAAGACTTCACTCTAACCGCTGAGTTACACCCCCAAGAATCGACCCTCCAAGAATCGAACTTGGATAGCCTGCTTAGAAGGCAGGTGTTCTGTCCGTTGAACTAAGGGTCGCAAAATAGAGGGTGGGTGGGGTTCTATGCCCACCGATGGTTCTGTTAATCAGTATACGCTATTATGCCATTGTGACCTGTATTAACACCTTACACACCCTGTAGTTTCCTACAGCACCCAAAGGATGACTCCCTCTTGTTACCTGTCACGCAGAGGAGGAAGCCGTTATAAATTCAGCCTTGAGTCAGACTTGAACTGACAACCGACAGTTTACAAAACTGTTGCACAACCATTGTGCTATCAAGGCAAAGTATCTACGCAGATTTGCGTACATTAGACTTAATAATCTCCGCACATTCAAAGAACACTTGTTATCTTCCTAAGAAATCCTTTAGAGTCAATAATAAAATTAAATCCCTTCCCCCAGAATTGGGGGACTGAGGGGGTGAAGAACAGGGGGTACTAGGGGGATTCAGCGGAGATGAGTCAAGCGGAATCGGCTCTATAGCCTAAATATTATAATCCACGCTTGACACAAGCCCTTTTAACCTCCCCTATAACCCCTCATCTCGCTCGTACTTACTCGCTATTGGCTTATTGGTATAAAAAAAGTATCTGATAGGAAGCGTTCGATTTTCAGCCCCTGAAAAAAGAAAGCACTCCCCCCGCCCCCTTCTTGTAGAAAGTAAAAGAAAGTATTATAGAAAGGCTGTAGAATATTCTATAAGGATTCTATAATAATTCTATAAGAATATGTTCTATAATATAAGGCTGTAGGTTTATTATAGAGTGAGCCGAAGGATTGGAAAACGGGTCAGCCCATATATAATTCTATTATAAACCAGATGAGAACGGATTGAGAAACAAGGGAAATCGATTGCTGAAAGAGGTCAGTAGGGATGCTAATGCAATTGATAAGGTTTAGTTATGGTGAGGCTAGGATGTGGACTTATGTCTGGGGTAGGCTAGGTATGGGCGAGGCTATCAAATGGCTTCCTAGGGCAAACCAGAGGGCTTCTAGGGGGTGATTCTGGGGTGCTGGTGCAGGTGACAGGCAGGCACAAAAAAGCCCCCGATTAGGGGGGCTGGTGAACACCTGTTCAGGGGGATTAGATGCCCTGCGTCTGAAATATTTATGGGGGTCAGGTGATTTAGTGCTTGATTTCAACTTTCCCTTGACACGCCCAGCGACACGCAGGAAACCATTGATTCTATTGGGTAGAATGCACAGCCCTCACAAATGCCCTCAGAGGCTCTTGCAAGGGTCTATGCATAGCAGGGTAAGGGTCAATACAAGCCACCCTCTGAGGGCATTCTAGCAAACTAGTGAACACCTGTTCACCTGCTCACCTGTTCACCCTCTGGCTGTGAATAACTTTCTGCTCTGGCTGGTACGATTGTGCTTGATTTGAAGTATCCCTTGACACGGCTCACGAGGTGCAGGAAACCCTTGATTTCATTGGGTCAAACGAGTGCCACCTGTAAATGCCTTTTAAGGGGGGTATCAGGTCTTGCTAGGGTAAGGACTAGGGCGGGTAGAAGCCACCCTCTGAGGGCATCCTAGAGCCTTCTAGACGGCAAAAAGCCCCCAGTTAGGGGGCTAGTCACCAGCCTAGGGGCTGAGGCTTACGCCTCGACATCTTCGCTGACCTCAGCCTGCTCTTCGACCTTGGTCAAGGCGGTAAAGCGTTTGAAGGCTTCGGAGGCGGCTGAGAGGATAAGGGTCTTGTCACCCTTGAGAGCCTCAAGCCAGTTCTGGAGGTAGGCGGCTGAGTTATCGAAAGTGCCAGAGGCATCCAGTCCGCACTCAGCGAGGCAGAGGGAGGAGAACAGTTCAGCGACCAGTTCCTCCTTGGCGTAAGGCTCAGAACCGAAACCAACCGAGTGCGTACCCTTAGCCTTGAGGGAGTGACCAATCTCGTGGAAGAGGGTAGCATAATAGTGAGCAACTGATTTGAAGGACTCCTTGGCAGGCATATTGATAGCGTGGGCTGATGGGCTGTAGCAGGCACGAGAGCCGCCTAGGGTAACAGGGCAGGTCGAGAGGCTAGCGAGACGCTCAGCCTCAGCCACGGGGGTGAAGGTGATGACCTTATCCATACGCTTGAAGGTCTTACCCTCAGGTAAGGTTACCTTGTTCATAGGGAAGACATTATAGTACCTGCGGAGTAGGAACTCCTTCTTATCCTTAGACTTAGCCGCTTCAATCTTCGAGAAAAATTGAACTGGGCTAGACTTCGTACCTTTCTCCAGAGTACCGCCAAGAGCCTTAATCTGGTTGAAGGTGATGTAGTAGTTATCGCTTCCGAAAAAACCGAGGATGAAAGCGTTGACTCCGCTGTAAGCCTTGCGGCTGATGGCGTTCTGGACGCTTACGGACTCCCAAGGCTTCTGCCAAGGGATAGTGCCGTTTTCGAGTGCGAGGATGAACTTGTCGGCGAGGATATCAGCGACAGTAACTTTGGCAGGGGTGGTGGTCATATGTGTTGTGGTAGGTGCAAACCTGAAGATAGGGAGGGCTAGCCTCAGGTCAAGCGTATAGGCTCTTTATATTGTTACAGTTGTGTGACGATTGTTACAGCCTCAAGTCTTTAACTTGTAGGT